CTAGTCATGGCAACGGTTTTAGAAATGTCAACAGCGGTCGTAAAGGCAGATTTGTTGGTGTTATTTACATTGTAACTCCTAAGGTTACTGATCCTACACTAATAACACAACTTAAAGAACTCGATGCTAAAATTAGTAACCGCACCTAATAAGATATTAAAAACTCCTGCTGAAGACTGGCAATTTAGTAACGAGCAAGACCGTGCAGATGCTTCTAGCACGGAACAAGCCATGATTGCTGTCATGCAAGCAGAGCGTGGGCGAGGTCTAGCCGCTCAACAAGTTGGTCTTTTGAAACGAGTGTTTGTTCTTTATATAGAAGAAACTAAACAAACACTGGCCATGTTCAATCCAAAAATATTAAACGCTAGTGAATTCATGCAGGTCGGTGAGGAAGGTTGTTTAAGTTTCCCCGACCTATGGCTAGAGGTCAAACGTCCTAGTAGTATTGAAGCCGAATATTTTGACACACAGGGAAATAAGTGTATAATAACATTAACAGGCATTGATGCAAGATGCTTCTGTCATGAACTAGACCACTTAAATGGCGTTTGTTTTACAGACAATATTAGTCCGTTAAAACTGGCAATGGCAATCAAGAAACAACGTAAACAACAAAGGAAAAAATGATGGTTGAACCAAGTGATAATTTACAAGCAGTGTTTGAACGAGCAATCGAAACTGCAAAAAAACTACATCACGAATATCTAACAATAGAACATTTGTTGTTTGCTATGTTATCGGATCCTTCGTTTGGAGAATCTATAGAAGGGTTTGGTGCAAATTTAGAAAATCTTAAACAAGACTTATCAGATTACTTACAAAATAAATGTGCTGAAATTACAGTAGAAGATGTAGTAGTTAAACCTCGTAAGACACAAGCTGTAGAACGTGTACTCAATCGCGCATTCACACAAGTGTTATTCAACGGTCGTCAACGTATCGAACCCACTGATGTATTCCTTGCAATGATTGGTGAAAAACGCAGTTGGAGTCATTACTATATCCAAAAAGCAAACATTGATAAAGACAAATTCAATGACTACATTAACAATACTGTAGAAGAAGCAGAGGACGAACCACAAGATCAACAAGGTGATCGTGCATTAAAAGCCTTTACTAGCAATCTTAACGATCTAGTACAAAAACAAAAGATTGATCCAGTTATTGGTCGTGTAGATGAACTAGAAAACATCGCATTGGCATTGGGTCGACGCAGTAAGAACAACGTAATCTTAGTTGGAGATCCCGGTGTTGGTAAAACTGCCATTGCAGAAGGACTGGCATACAACATTGTTAATGGTGCTGTTCCAGAATTCCTTAAAGATTACAAAGTCTACAGTTTAGACATTTCAGCTATGTTAGCTGGTAGTAAGTATCGTGGAGACTTTGAAGAACGTTTCAAATTCGTTATCAAAGCACTACAGAAGAAAGGTAAGACAGTATTGTTTATCGACGAAGCACACATGATCAGTGGTGCTGGTTCAGCAAGCAACTCTGCTAACGATCTTGCTAACATGATGAAACCTGCGCTCAGTCGTGGCAACATCAAAGTAGTTGCATCAACTACATGGGAAGAATATCGTAAACACTTTGAAAAGGATCGTGCTTTGATGCGTCGTTTCCAACGCATCACTGTTGATGAGCCAACTATGGAAGTTACTCGACAGATTCTTAAAGGTATTAAGAAATACTATGAAGGTTTCCATAAAGTTAAAATTCGTGATGATGCCATTGATTCTGCTATTAAGTTGTCTATCAAATATCAAACAGATAAGAAGCTTCCAGATAAGGCAATTGACTTGATTGACGTAGCATGTTCACGTTTTAACTTAAAACTTGCAGATGAACGAATCATTGGAGAACGTGAAATTCAATACGAACTTGCTAAAATGATTCAAATGCCTGAAGAAAAGATTATGGAAACTGAATCCAGTAATCTTTCTAGTTTGCAAGACAATCTACAAAAAGAAGTCTATGGGCAAGATCTTGCTATTGAAGAAATTGTAGATAAAATTATGGTTGCACAAGCTGGATTGAAATCAGAGAACAAACCTATCGGGTCATTTGTGTTTATGGGGCCAACTGGTTGCGGTAAGACCGAAACTGCCAAGAGTCTTGCTAAGAACTTGGGTGTCAAACTACTACGTTTCGACATGTCAGAATACCAGGAGAAGCATAGCATCTCCAAGCTAATCGGTAGTCCTCCAGGCTATGTTGGTTTTGAAGAAAATGCAGGCTTGTTGATTACACAGATTCAAGAGAATCCAAATGCTGTTTTGTTGTTTGACGAAGTAGAAAAATCGCATCCAGATGTTACAACTGTACTGTTGCAAATGATGGATAATGGATTTATTACTGGTTCAAATGGCAAACGTGCAGATTGCCGCAATTTAATCTTGATTCTTACAACTAATGCTGGTGCCCAAGATGCTGAAAAGAATACAATTGGCTTTGGTACGCAAGAAAAAGAATACAGTGATAAAGACTTGAAGAAGTTCTTCACTCCTGAATTCCGCAATCGCTTAGACGGCATTATGACATTTAACAAGTTGGGCAAAGAAGCAATGACTAAAGTTGTTGTTAAATTTATTGATGAACTTCGCGGCCAAATTAAAGAAAAAGGCATCAAGATCAAACTAGATAAGGAAAGTACTAATTGGCTTATTGCCAAAGGATTCGATCCTAAGATGGGTGCTCGTCCGTTACAACGTGTAATTGATAAAGAAATTAAACGTCCGTTATCTAAATTGATGTTGTTTGGTGATTTGAAAAATGGTGGTTTATTAAATATCACTGTGCAAAATGATAAGTTATTATTAGTTGCAGTTCCTAAAGAACCTAAAGTGCAACTATTAAGTGTAGATCCAGTAGTATCATTATTAGACGAAAATGCTTTATAAAACAACTACACGGCTATTCAAAGGACTATATCAGTACAAAATTGTGCTGGTATGTCCTGCCGCAAGTTGGTTTAGAAATGGCATGGAGGATGCACTAACAAATTTACAGCAAGTGGATCTTAAGAAACCATTGCTTAACTCTTATCGAAATACATATATCAAGACTCAAGATCAATTAGATTATGCTCTCAAGTTACACGCAACATTGAACAGCATGTCTGATATTGATATCAGAGTCGAAAGTCCGTGGATTAGCGTTTATACTAATAGTAAAACCGATATAGATAAACTTGCAAAAGTAGATCCTGCACAAGTAAAATACATTACCGAACCAGCCAACAACATCAAACCTGCTGATGGCGAAGTTATAATGCCAAAAATGCCGTTTGATTATCGTTGTACCTTGGGTAAAACTACTCACGAGCATGATGCATTTGTAACTTGGGCGGAATCTAATAAAAAGCTCAAGCTGACCAAGAGTTGTAAACGAGATCTATTGAAACCTCGCAGTTGGGGTGGTACTCACTTTTATGTAGCTGGTGATAACAACTTATTGCTGGCAAAAATGCACTTAGGCGGGTCTATATCCAAGGTCGAACGCATAATCAAAGCCTAGTTTGTTCGTGCTAAAAGCGATAAATACTCTAAATACAGAGTATTCTGTTATACATTTATTACGGGCAATTTATGCGAATCCAAGAATTATTAGAAAACGCGAATTTCAAACAAGAAGATTTCGTTAAAAAAACAGGCGACAAGGAAGAAATAGATTTCGATTTGCCTGACGATCTAGTACACTTCATGCACAATGACGATCATGCCTATCGTCGTCATATCTACCCCGTAATTTCACAATGCACTATACTAATTAAGAAAAAGAAACCAACACAAAGTAAAATGTTTGCAGAAGCCATCAAAGAGTGCTATAAAATCTATTCTAAAAAATTCCCTATACGAGCATTGCCTGACGAGTTAGATGAAGAACAGCTAGAAGAAACTTGTAATAAAATACATGATGAATTTATCAAGCATGTAAAAGAAGGCAAATACAAGGATTAATATGCTGTTACGTGAATTATTCCTTAATGTTAGGAAACCTATTAATGAAGGCGGCAATATATGGCCAGAGTCTGAAAACTTTGATCAAGCTATTGCTCAACATCTTGCGCATGAGACCAACAGATATCTAAGCGGTGTCAAAACAAGTGTACATTTAATCGGTAGTGCCGCAACTCCTACTCCCGGAAAGATGAGCGGAGATTTAGACGTCATGGTAGATCTTAATCAACTGATGCAACAGTTTGGTACTAAAGACGGAAAAACTACTCGTGTTGAATTAGAAAAATATTTGCAATCAAAAGGACTACAAACTAAAAAAACCGGAGTGACTGTACACATTTTGTTACCGTACAAGAACAAGTTTTATCAGGTTGATATTAAGGCAGTCGGTAATGCTGAGAAGGTACATTTATTCCACCATCATAACATACCTGCTGGCAGCCCTTATAAAGGTGTCCACAAACAAATGATGATGAACGCACTAGCAAGTAGTCAGGGTATGCTATGGAGTCCAGACGAAGGACTGTATGCTCGCAACGAACTAGGTAAAAAAGCTGACTTTATCAGTGATGACCTGAATGTAATTGCTAAAAAGTTATTGGGTAAACATGCCAAAGGATCTGATTTAGGCAGTGTAGAAAGTATACTAGCCGCTATTCCAGATGAAGCCCGTCGTAATGAAATTTTCCAACAGGCCAGCAGTGGTGCAAGTTGGCAAGCAGTTAGCCCGACTCCAATAACTGAAGCGGCAGCTCCGACAGTTGGCCGTAAATATCAACACGTCGAAGACCTAGTGTTTACCGGTATTCCTAGTAAAGGCATACCTGCTGGATCCAAGGCAGGCATACATGCCATAAGAATATTAAAGACCATGTCCCATGTTGGCAAAGGTATAGAATTAAAATGGGACGGCAGTCCAGTAATATATTGGGGTCGAGACGAGAATGGAGTATTCCACATGTATCCTAAAAATGCTTGGGATTATATGAAACGTGGTACTACTCATACCAAGAGTGGTGTTACTACCATGATGAATGATCCAGATGATGTTGCTATGTTTATTTTAGGTACAGGAAAAACAGAGCCTGGACAAGAAGAACAACGCAGAGCATTTGCTCAAGGGCTTGCAGATTTATGGCCGTTGTTTGAAAGTATTAGTCCCAAAAAAGGTTTTATTGAAGGCGGTATATTATTCAGTCCACTGAAGCCAGCCGAACTAAATCCCGACACTAACGAATATGATTTTCAACCTAATATAACTAAATTCCATATACCAGCTAAAAGCAAATTAGGTATTAGAATTGGAAAAGCACAAATGATGGTAGCCGCTACAGGTTACTATACACATATCGGTGCTGACGAAACAAGATATCCTGAAGCTGAAAAATTATCAAATGCTCAAGTAATTGTGCAAGGTACAACATACACTGAAAATGCAGCCAAAGTTGACCAGGAAGGAATAAAACATGCAGAAACATTTATTAATCAAAATAAAGCCGCTATCGATAGTTTTGTTGCCGGTCAACCTGGTTTAAGTAAACCTGGCGATGTACTCTATACTTTCTATAATCAACATTTACGTATTGCTGGAGTAAAACAAAAATTCCAAGAATGGGCTATGGGTAAACTCAGTAATACACAAGCACAAAAAATTCTAAGTCATCCAGGACTGGATGCAATACTAACTGCGGTAGAATTATTGTCTCATGAAAAGATGAAAATTATTTCAGTATTAAGTAGTGGCACTCATCAAAATATTAGACAAACTAATCCTGAAGGATATGTATATCAAGATCCTGATACCGGACAGTTTGTCAAAGCTATCGACCAAGCCAATTGGGCTCCAAGGAAAGACTAATGTTATTACGTGAATTTCTTAATCGTACCGGAGAAGGCAAGGCCGCAGTAGTTGGTTGGGGGCGAGGCATGGGTCACAAAGGACACATGTTCTTGGCCAGTAGTGTCCTTACACAGGCAAAAGATACAGGTGCAGATCCTTATTTTGTTGTTAGCAGAACTATTGGCAAGGACGATCCAATCACTCCAGAAGAAAAATTATCAATCTACAAACGAGTATTTCCCAAGCACGGACATATTTTTCATACTGCTACAGACGAAATGCCAGATTTAACTCGTGTGTTGCAACAATTAAGTAAACATGGTTATACTGATGTTACAGTTGTTGTAGGTGCAGATCAAGTCAAGGCATTGAGCTACGTAAAACAATATAATGGACATCCAGATAAAGCAGGGAATATCCCATACAGTTTCAACAGCCTAAATGTTATTGCACGTCAAGAAACAAATGATCCTAGCAAAGAACAAGAAGGTCCACGTGCCACTCCAATGCGAGCTATACTGCAAGATCCCAATGCTACAGAAGAAGAAAAGTTTGCGGCATGGCGTGATGCTATGAGTCCAGAACTCAGTGATGACGAAGTACGTGATTTAATGCACAAAGCACAACAGCGCATGAGTGATCC